TCATATGTTGATAAAATGTTACGAGCCTCTACCTCGGGAATTTTTGTTTCCATAATATAATATAATATAACTAAATAGATTGTAAGATTAAACTATTTATTAGGATATGAATAACAAGGTTCCAATTACAAGACTTAGTAAATTCTTTTCACAGGACGACTTTAACATCAATATTCAGATGGGTCAAGAGTACTTACATGGTGATTTGAATATGAAATTAGTCCTTTATCGTGTTGATAGACAAAATACGGTTACGGATGACATTTATGCGGAAGTGGGAAAGGACCAAGTAAAATATCTACCTCCGATTGAGTTTAATGCGTTGGTTAAAATAGACGAACCTAAAAACTCATCTTATAAAAATGGATTAAATCGTTACGCTGAACCGGGTAATTTAACATTATCCGTTTATATTACTCACTTGGAGGAGTTAAAAATTGATATTAGATATGGTGATTTTATTGGATATTCAGACAGTGAAGAAAGGTTAAGATATTACACAGTGTCAAATGATGGTAGAGTAACATCCGATAATAAACATAAAATGTTTGGTTTCAAACCACATTATAGAACTATAACATGTGTACCGGCACAGGAATCCGAATTTAGAGGCGTATAATATGGGTGTACCTAAAAGAAAAAATAATATTGATGTGTACGCAGGTAGGGAAACTTATCAAGGTAAACAGGTAATTGAGAGAAGACAGGAGTTATTGGATAGAATAACTAAATCAGACTCGTACTTACCCGATTCCATATTACATGAGGATTTAGATGGTGGAATGTTAGACTTCGTTAAAACCAATTTCAAGGTGGTTAGTGACGGTAATACTATTCCAATTATACCAAGAATATTAACCATACAAAGGTGGGGTGAGTTTTCAAATAATTGGGAATTTTCGGATGATGATGGTAACATGAAATTACCTTTTGTATCTATTGTTAGAAGACCTGAGGTTCAACCCGGAACAAATCCAGTAGTACAAAGAACCATACCTGATAGAAGTACATTTTATTACGCTTCGGTACCAACTTGGAACGGAAGTCAATTAGGTGCGGACGTTTATAAAATGCCACAACCAGTGGCAATTGATATTACATATGAAATTAATATTGTATGTACTAAAATTAGAGATTTAAACAAGTTCAATAAGATAGTATTACAAAAATTCTCATCTAGACAAGCGTACACCACCGTAAAGGGTCACTATGTACCATTAATATTAGACAGTATTGAGGATAATACACCGATGGAACTTATAGATGGTCGTAGATTTTATTTACAGAATTATAAATTCACAATGTTAGGTTTCCTTATAGATTCGGAAGAATTTGAAGTAAAACCAGCAATTAGTAGAATGATATTGTTAAATGAATTTATTGAACCAAAGGGTTATCAAAAGAAATTTGTTAATAAAATTATCGATATTACCGTAATGTCATTTACGGGTGATGGTATGCAAACCCAATTTAGTGTTGGTGAAAGTATTGGTATTTTATTTAATGTTTCGGTTAACGGTCTTTTACAAGAAAGAGATGTTGAATATTTCCACGTTTCTACTACATCAAAAATTACTTTTAGTGAGGCCCCTTCAGAAGGTAGTACTATTATTATAACATATTATAAAGGACGAAATAATATCATTGTTGACACTTACGGTAAGACAATGCAAGTTTCGACAGAATATTACACATATAACGGTGGTTCAGTATCATTTACGTTATTAAATTCAATAGACGCAATTGTGACTTTAGATATTAACGGTCTTGTTGAAGAGGAGGGTTCTGGTTTTGACATTACGGGAACAAATCAAGTAACATTATTAGGTGTCCCTGTTATCGGTTCAGTAATTGGTGTTACATACTTACACTAACTTTCTCCGTAAATGTCTTTCTTTTTAGGTTTACAGGTGTCCTCTATAAATTTTTCTAAAACTTTATAGATTTTTAATCCATTTTTTTCACAATGTATTTTTAACATTTCGTGGTGTTTGTCACTGATTTTTACGTTTTTCTGCTTGTTTTCCATATAGAAGGATAATAAAAGATAATAAAAGATATAAATATATCTTTTTTAAAAAAGTAGGGAAATCTTTGGTAAAAACAAAGATATTTATTAGATAACTAATAAAATTAATTAACCAAACAAAAATCGATGGCAAATTCAAACAGAGTATTCGTTTCTCCAGGTGTCTACACATCTGAGAAGGATCTAACATTCGTAGCACAGAGCGTCGGAGTAACAACATTGGGTTTAGTGGGTGAGACATTAAAAGGTCCAGCATTCGAACCAATTTTAATTACAGATTTCGACGAATTTAAAACATATTTTGGTGGTACTTCTCCAGAAAAGGACGGTAACTTAAATCCAAAATATGAACTTCCTTATGTTGCTAAATCTTATTTACAAGAGTCTAACCAATTATTCGTAACAAGAATTTTAGGTTTGACAGGATATAAACCAAACAAAACATTTGGTATCAAAACAATCGGAGGTATTAACTTAGGTACATACAGTGGAGTAACAACAGGTTTAGTAATGTCAGGTAACACCATGGCAAATTTAACAAGTAGCACTCTTTACGCTGAATTATCGGGTAAAACATCAATAGATGGTGATTCAATTACTGACTATATTTTCAAAACTTTTAGTGGGTTCACATCCGCAAATCATAATAACTGGTTTATTATGGGAGAATTGGGTACAGGGTCTGAACCAACAGGAACCGAAGTGGTTTCTCCATTAACAGGTAAACTATATGACGTTAATGTAAATGGAAAAGAATGGTACAATACGTTAGTGTCAAGTAATAATGATGAAGTTTATTCATATAAATTTATTTACAATAGTGGGACAACTAGATTTGATGTAACAAAATACACATATAACGCTAGTTTAAACTCAGATTATGATAACGTAGTTGTTGCTGGTTTGAGATCAAGAGGTGGTTATAGTGGAAACACATTGTCACATGAAATTACAACAAACGGTTATTTCTCAATAACTGAAGATGTTGATAACATTGAAATTAATCCATTAGGTGAATTTATTATTAATGTTACGGGTTCGACGGGTGCTAAATCTTACACTTGTTCTTTAGATACAACTTCCACAAAATACATCACAAAAGTATTAGGTACAAGTGTATTTGATAAGAGTAGAACCGAATTTCCTCTTTATGTTCATGAAGTTTATCCAAAATTATTAAAAGAGGCGTTCCAAAGAGGATATGTAAGAGGTTTAAGTTTAACCGAAGCTTATGAAAGTGATGGTGATAACTTTATAAAATCTTGGGATACGACATTGTCACCAACTGTAGTTTCAGAAGTACGTGGTGGTAACGTTTCAGATTTGTTTGATGTTATTACGATATCAGACGGTGAAGCCGCTAACTTCCAAGTTAAAATAACAGTTCAAAATATTAATCTTGAAACGGGTGAATTTGATTTAATTGTACGTGATTTTAACGATACAGATGACAATCAAGTAGTTCTTGAGAAATATTCAAGATGTTCAATGAATCCTGATTTACCAGGTTATGTTGCTAGAAAAGTGGGTACATCAGATGGTGAATATGAATTACGTTCAAAGTATATAATGTTGTCAATGGCAAGTAGTCACCCAACAGATGCTTTCCCATCAGGGTTCAAAGGATTTACAACTAATTCAAGTTTTGGTTCTGGTTCACAATTAGGTGATGTTTTATATAAAACAGATTACTATGACGCTGGTGATGTTGTAACATACGACGCAGATGGTTCTGAAAATATTGAAGGTGGTGATAAAATTAGAAAAGTATCATTAGGTCTTTCTTCTAAAATTGGTTTTGACAGAGATTTATTGAAATATAAGGGTTTAGGTGCAAATGGTGTAACACACGGTTTCCACTTATCATCAAATGCATCAACTATCACAGGGGCAACAAACTCAGGATATGCGTTTAAAACAACTCCATATGATTTAGAGGGTCAATCAGGAACAGGTAATAAACTTACAACATTAGCAAATCGTAAATTTACATTTGCGGTATGTGGTGGTTTTGATGGATGGGACATCTATAGAAACGTAAGAACATTCGGAGATGCTAACATTTTTGGTAAATCTACATATACACTTAACAACCAAGACAATGGTGGTGTGTTTAATGTTGATGTTGCTAATTCTGATTACTACTCTTATTTACAAGGTATTGAGACATTTGCAAACCCTGAAGCTGTTGATATTAATGTATTTGCAACTCCTGGTATCGATTTCTTAAATCACAGTTCACTAGTAAATCAAGCAATTGATATGGTAGAAAACGAAAGAGCGGATTCGTTATATATCATGAACGCTCCGGGTCCTGAATTTATTACATCGGCAGACGACATTTCTGAAGAAGTTGATAACTTAGGATTAGATTCTAACTATTCAGCAACATATTGGCCTTGGATTCAAGTAAGAGACACTGACAATGCCACACAACTTTACATCCCACCAAC